TGCTATCACTTTTTTAATGACAGGTTTGAATACTTTAAGTAATAAGTCTGCCAGTGGTTTTGCCAGAAGAGCAGATGAGGTAGCAGTTACAGCAATTACAGCAGTGGTTGCAGCAACCTGTGGTGCTGGTAAGTATTGTGCAGTGAAAGGAATATCTTCATAAAGAACCACACAGATCTCTTGACCGTTCACCGTCTGTAGTTCATAACCAGATACTCTCTCTTTCTGGTTTTGTGCCACGTCACCAATACGTGGTGCATTAGGTCCAGGACAAGGAGGAGATTCTTTTTCTTCTACTTTAGGCACAGCATCTTTAGGAACCTCTGGTGGGGCAGGAGTTTCTGGTGGTCTTACAACAGGTGGTTTTGGTGGTGGTTGCTCATACTTCAACTCCTCTGGGTTGTAGTTGATTGGATTGAATGATGGCATATTACCATCACAAAAAACCCTAGCACCATCAGGGTCATCCTCAACCAACTTATCATTGGTTCCTTGTTTATTATCAAGGTGTGCCTCAACACATCCAGGAATATCAATAATAGGAACTCCCACCTGCACCGTCACTGGAGGAGCAGATGGGAGACGTGGTTGATTTGTCATCCAGTTTGGAATATTTACATTACGAACTTCCACATTTCTAATATTAATATCACGGATCTCTGCCATCAGGGAAGTCTCACTCCTGGGACAGAACCTCCTTTACTTTCACCCATTGGAATAGCACCACCAGTGGCACCAGGGAGTTCAGGCATTGCCGCATCTAACATTCCAGGAAGTGCTCCTGTAATCGCTTCTGTTGCTGCCTTAGCAATACGCTCTCTAGACATTTCAGCGAGTGCTTCTCGGTTTAGATAAACAGCAGCAACGCTGCCAAGAATACTTGCAGTTCCTAAGAATGATAGAACTGCTAACACATTGATTACTTTTTGCATTTTTAATACCTCTTGTTTTTAACAGGCCATGTCATTTCCATGGCAATGACTAATAAAGTAGCGAAACCAAATACAAAAAGAGGCACAAACATCAGTAGAGACTTTCCTCTTGTTCAGTTTCAATCACACAATCAGAAGTTGGATACGCTACACAAAGGAGAGCAAATCCCTCT